CTTTATCAAACAGATAAAAATCTAAATTTTCTCCTAATGAAAAATGTTTGCGGTTTTCTTTAATATAATTAATAACATTAATTCTATCATCGCCTTCAAAATTTTCATTATGCTCTGCTAAGAATACATCTAATGAAGCATGAGCCGAACAATTGTAACAATGAAAATACAAATCATTCCAATAAATATTACCTCTCTTTTTTCTTGGTGTATCATGAGAATCACCACAGTAAGGGCATGCAAAATTTAGCCTACCTTTACTCTCCAATATTCTTCTTTTCTCTGGATGAGTATGGTTAGTATGAAGAACTCGGACTACCTTATCGATAATCCGAGCTTTCATTTCAGAAGATATTAATACTTCTTCTGCCATACTTATTAAAGATCTAAACCATTAATGAAATCATCAAAGTCATCTTTCTTTTCCTCACCTTTTGCAGGTTCGGCTGTAGTTGTCTTTGTTTCAGTTGTTGCTTTAGTTGCAGCAGCTTCAGTTACTTTTGGAGTTGAAGGAGCCGGTTTTGATGCAGTTATGTTTGCTATAGAATCACCAGGTGATGTAAACTGAGATAACACATTCATTACCTTTCCTCTTATTACATCATCCCATGCTTTATATCCCCATGTTGTTAAATCAGGAGCATCCTTTAATAAATCCAATATTGCTTTACGACTAGCATCATCATCAGATACTGCTTCACCGTTAATTGTCATTGGAGATTTATTACCGTGGAATTTACTTGAATCATAATTAGGGAATCCACCTTTCTTTGAAATTACTAATTCAAAATTCTTTCCTTCAAATGGATCAAATACTTGAGTAGGTTCATCAAATTGAGGATTAAGTTCTTCATCAATTTTAGTTTTGATTTTATAACCAAACTTCATGATTTTAACTTGCCCTTCAAGGTCTCTGTTTTGCGGATCCTTTATGATTTGTACTAATGCATAGAATACTTCTCTACGCTTTAAACCTTCTGACATCTTTTTGTCTACAGCAGATTCAGAGTTTCTTAGTTTAAAGAACATATCCTGAACAGGACATTTTTCTCCAACTGTTGAAGGGGAATCAGCAAAAAAGCCGTTTCCTTCTCTGTCTTCTAACCAGTAGACATATTTTCTTTCAAATGGTTTTCTTGGGTTTTTAGCATTAGGTAGAAACCTAATTAAAGAACGGTAAGTTCCGTCCTGTCCTTGATCTGGTTTAGGTGAATAAAGATCACTCCCTGCGGAAGATGGTCTTTCACCAGTGTCTAAATCTTTTACACTTACGTTAAAAATGTCGAATTCATTTGCCATGTTAATTGCCTTTTTTTGTTTTTGTTATTATTATTAATTTATGATAACAAACCTCAGTGCCTAAACGCCTTTTAATTTTTTATTGCCTATTTACTTCGCCTTGTTATCGCCTTTTAAAAGTACCAAACTTTTTAGTACCTTTGTTTATTATATATCCCCTAAGTCAGTTTGTTTCAGACTATTTGTACATTTTTATCTATTATTGCAGTTATATCACGTTCTCTTAAACTTAATATAGTTTCACCTTTATATTTTATTTCGGTTCCTGCTAAATCATGAAAAAGAACCTTTATTCCTATTTGAAAATCTTTATCCTCAACACCGTCACCAACACCAATTACAGTTCCGGAGTATGGAGGGGCAAATTGACCTTCCTTTTTTAATAAAATTATACTACCTTTCTTTTCTGGTTGTTCATCTTTTTTTAAAAATATTCTATTTCCTAAAGGTTTTATCATTTTATTTTAATTTTTTTTATAGAAAGCTGAAACAAAATTACTAAGTTGCAATATAATTTTTAACTATTCAATGTTAGAAAAGTATCTAGTTACTAGCTTTTAAGGCTTTAAGTATAAAGTAGGCATCAACGATGTCATCAATGGGTTTAGGTATTTTTGTGCTGAAGTCTTTTCCTTGGCACCATTTCCAAAGTTTAGTGTTCCTTAAGCTCTTATCATTAAGAACATCATTTTGAAATGCTTCAGCCATATAATGTTTATTAGCATTTCCTTTCCCAGCTAACTTCTTAACATGAGACGGTTGATATACTGATAAATTTTCTATAGAGTACTTATCTATTAATGCCTTTCTTAAAAATGTATTATATTGAATGATATCTATAAATGAGTTACCTTTAGAACCATAAGAGAATCCTTCTAACCCAACCGCTACTTTATCACCTTCAAATAGTGTAGAAAAAATTCCAACCATTAGTGAACTAATATTGCCAGCATCTTCTAACTTCTGTCTTTCTCTTGGTAAAAATTCTTTACTTGTAACTTGTCTATTATATGGAAATCCTAATAGAGCATTACTATCCATTAATTCTTTATGCACACTAAATGCTTTAGGTATTTTTCTACCTTCTTCGTCCCATATACGATTTCCGTAATTAAAAAAAGTTATAAAGTGATATTGCCCATCATTGGTTTCAACACATGCACCTGGGCTATTTAAAGAAAAATCAATTCCTATTCGAATCATTATAATTATATTCTCTTACCGATGACTGCACCTAATGCAGCACCAACAAGACGTGAGGTTAATAAATCATAAAGAGCACCTTTAGTAACACCTAATACTTTAGCTACTGCTTTACCTATAGTTTTTCCTAATGCAAATCCAGTTAATCCACCAAATATACTTCCTAAGAGACCTTCATTAATTATTTCTTCAACACAATCTTCTAAGTTCTTACCTTCTTTTTGTGCTTCTAATATTCTATCAACAGTTGAATCTATTGCAGCTTCTTGTTCTTCTGTAAGGTCATGTGATTCATTTAGTAAATTCATAATGTCAATTGACTCATTATGATTTTCAGTTAAATAATCTTTAAAGGTTTTCATTTGTATTCTTTATTTGTTTATATATTAGGTTATGTTAACAACAACATCTAAGATGTTATAACCAAAAGTAATATCAAATGTTTGAAACTCTATTGTATTACTAGAGAAGTTTAAGTCTAGCGCGCCTACTTCAGATATAAACATATCTTTAAGTTGAACTGTTACAAAGACAGTTCCATCAGCATCTAACATCTGTACACCAACACCTTCTGGTAAATAAGGATGCTTGCCACTTAATTTATAATAATAATCAAACATTTCTACAGCCATCCAATAATTTACATATCCATCAAATGCCTGCATTGTAACAGTCATAGTCTTATCAAATAGTTGTTGCTTTGGTAAACTAGATCTAAATGCTCTTTGATTACCTGGATAGTCCACTTGAGTGACTGCATCAAAAGAAGGACCTGGTAAATTTAAAGATTGTATTCCATAATTCCAATAATCAATAGGTTCTTTAATTAACCCACCTGGAATTCTTGTAAGAAATGGCTTATATTTATCAGCTATTTCTTTAGGTATAAAAGTTCTAGGAAAGTCAAACTTAAATTGATTATTTCTTGCGCTTAATATCATAATTTATTAATATCTATCTCTATCGTCAAATTCTCTACCATCCCTAATTATAGATGAGTATGAAACTCTGTTTCTTCCTATAGTATAATTTTGTAGATTTTTGGATGCAGTTTTATAAAAATATTTTTTCTTTGACTTTGTTTGTGCAACCTTAGCAGATTCTCTAATAGCCCTTATTTGTTGTTTCTTTTTTATTTGCCTAATACTATATGCTTGTGCTTCTTTAGCCCTACGGTTAATTAATTTAATTTTAGTTGATTTTAAATCTTTACTTAATTCTGCTATTTCATTTGTTAACTCTTCATTACTATTTTGTAATGTTTGTATAGTTAAGGTATCTTCTTCGGCAGAATTTACTAATTCTGCATTTTCTTTTTTGAGAGCTTCATTCTCCGCTTGTAATTTTGCTAATTCAATACTATATTCTAATCGCTGTTTTTCAATTTGTGATGTAAGCGTTATTCTATTAGCATCATCTACAGCTAACCATATACCTTGATATAAAACTGATTCATCAGATGTAGATCCATCTTGAGGATCAATCATCTTTGTGGAAATATAAAAATTATTATTAGTTAATGCTAATATTTTTTTACTATCTGACCTTGTTATTCTAAATAATACTTCACCTTGTGATAAATCTACTTCATCTACTTGGGTATGATTTTTTATATCAATATCATCAGTATCCCCAAGAAAGTTTAAATATAAAGTTCCTACATTACTTAAATCTATTGGCTTATCTTCACCGTCAACCTCATCATATAAAGTAAAAAGAAAATAATCATCAAAAGGCGATATGCGTATCATTCCATCACCTTGTGGTAATGGTAATTCATTAACTGATAAATTAACAAATCTTTGGTAATACTCTTTTTGCTTTTTAGTAACAGACGCATTTGTATTTATACCGCCTACTACTTGTTTAGTTTCAGCCTTTTTTTGAATCTGTTCTGCTTCTGATAATTTATTTTGTTTCGCTGCCATCGTTTTCTGTTATTGTTTGTATTTTTGCAGGTGATATTGCTGCCTTAACTTTTATTCTATCTCTAAATGTAGTTACATAACTAGTTTTTACAACTAATTTTTCTGTTACTTGTTCAGATGTCTCTGCACTATTAGAATTACCTGTGCCTATTACTATTTGCTTACCGTTATCATTATTAATTTGATTATAAACGTTAGCCACAGTTGGTACAACACCTAAATTAATTTGTACCATTTGCCTTCCATATTTTTGTGATTCAAATGAAGTTAGCTTGGCATTTTTAATTATCTGTGTAGCATCTGCTTTATTATATAGTCTTAACACATAACTAATAGAAAATGAAACTGCTGTGTTTGCATTTTTAATGATTGGCCTAAATAATACAGGTTCATCAAAATCAGAATCCTGTGATATTACCTGAAAGCTAGTTTGGCTAAACGTTGTACCCACCTGTTCAATTACACTTATTTCATGAAATACCATATATTGACCACCCGATGAATTTAGCTGAGCAATAAAATTACTAAATGTAGATCCTGCTACTTGCCCAGATAATTCAAAATAGTCTCCAGCATCTGACTGCTTTACCTCAGCATATAAGTTATCATAAATATCCCTATTTAATATAGACACTGAATTAATTTCTTGCATATCATAAAAGCTATATGCATTTTCTACAATAGTTTGATAAATACCTGTTGCTTTAAGAGTTATTGGTGGCGTTCCTAAAAAGCCTTGGCCTTCTGTTAGCTTATACCCAATACCATTACTATCAGCAGCATCAAAATTATTGTTCATATAATATAATGAAGGGATTCTCCACTCAATATAAGTAGCATACAATTTATCTGCAATTAGTAATGGCTCAGGAAGAAACGTTGGTGTATCAAGTTTTAAATAACTAATAGAGGATAAATTTAACATTACACCATCTCTTCTTGGTACTAATGTTTCAAATATTATACCATCAAAACCTTCAAAATTAAAACCTGCAATAAAATGAACTCTAATTTTATCATAAGCAACATTTAATTCTGGACTAAATGTTTGTAAAAGATCAGCACTATCTGTTAATGCTGGACTAAAGTCATTATAAGGAACTCCTATATCTGTGTCTAAAGAAACATATTGAGTTTTAGTTTCATTATTAGATACAGCTGATATATCCCTATAATTACCTAGCACGGAAGAAACACTATCTGTATTAAAGAGGTAGGTTCCTTTAGTAGTAGCATCTCGCATAAGCTCTACTGGGTAAGAGGCTGTATTAAATGTAGTCGGCGTGGCCTGACTAGTATAAACATACTCTATAAGTATTTGCTCAGATATTTGTATAAACCTTGATGATTCCATTCTATTCTATTTATTTACCATTGCAAAAGCTTTGGGTTCCAAGAAATTCCTATTCCGATGTATGGACCAAAATTACCATCACCAGTAATGCCCATTCCCATATTAACACCTAATCCAAAAGGTTTTCTATTTTTCATTTGTATACTTTTAAACTCAGGACTATTTTGATCAATCATAATTCCTTGAGTATTATTAAATGTTGTGCCAGGATAATCAGAAGTTAATTTAATAAAAACTTCTTTTGTGTTTAAATCCTGTGACAGTGTAGCATCTAACCATATATTTTGTTTCAATCCTATAGTAGCAGAACCGAACATTAAACTATCAGTAAATCTATAAGGTAAAGATACATTAATTAATCTTGAGCTTCTTTCCCAATCACTTTTAGAATCAAAACTTAATACCGATTCAAACTCAACACCTTCTTGTCTAATAATAGTATCTTCAGTTATAACTGGAACTTCTACAATTCTTTCTTCTATGATTGTTTTATATTTTACTATTGTTATAGGAGGCCTACTCTTTTCATATTCTAAACTATCTCTTAATTCTTCTAATGATAAATTTAGACCTCTGATTTCACCAACCGATTCACCATTTTCATTTATATAATTGAGAATAGTATCATTAGCTGCCTCAAGATTATTCTGAAATCTGGTAACCTCGCCTTTAGCTTGCTCGGTTTCATTACATTGCCTAACTAATAAAAATAATAACACTATAATTCCACCCAATAAAAACATCCTAGTGTTCTTTGGGTCTGTTAGAATACCAAGAATATTTTTAATAATTAAAATCATTTTATATACTTCATTAACTTATTAGGTGTTACTTCAGTGGCTCCATATTTTTTTGCAATTTTATCAATGAACTTTTTTTCTTTACTTTTCATCCCGTCTACTTCTTCAAAAAGACCATCTCTTTTCTTTGCTAAACTTTCAATACTCTTTTGCATTAAATCTAAGGAAAGTTGAATTTCCCTATATCTACTTACATAACCATTAAGTTCTTTTATTTCTTTTTTTGTCATTTTAAAAATATTTAAATTTTAAATTGTTTCATAACCAGAAACTCCTCCCTGTAATTGAGTGTACGACGATACTATTACCCAGCCCCATTGTGTTTTACTATCTACCATATCCACCATTGTGCCTACACTGTAATTCCTTCCTCTGTTAATTGATTCTGCCCCATCCCATATTAAATCTACAACTCTTACTATAGTAGCGCCTTGGTTTGCATGCCCAGTATTGGTGGTCGTATCTATTGTATGGAAACCATCATACATGCCGAAATTTCCAGTCTGGAACCAAGGCTCCCAAGCAGAAGAAGATGATGGTACTTTGATCCTATATCTAGGAAAATGCATTCTTACTGTTCCATAATAATTAAGTGTTTCGGTCTGCCCAGGGAGACCACCCTTTTTATCTTGAGTCCATGATGTTGCTTGATTTTTAATTATCACAGTAAGTTTTTGTCCAGGATACAGTCCTGTAGGAAAATTAAAGTTACCTAAGTAATTC